AGAAGTTGACCTCAAGTTCTTCCAGACGTCTACCCTCCAGAGCGACTTCATCGCCTGGTTCAACGCGATGATCGCAGCGGCCGATGCCGGAGACGTCTCGACGTGGGCTGCGGGAACTCTCCTCATTAAGAACACCGTCGATGGTTCCGGCCACTACTGCCGTGGAGTAGCTCCGAAGAAGCCTGCGGACAAGAGCTATCAGGCCGAGGCACAAGCCTTGACCTGGACTATGGCGTGCGCCGATATCACGAATTTATAAAAAGCATTCCCACGTCCGAAATAAAAAGGAGCGGACGCTAAACACTCACCACAATGTCAGAGAAATCGAAAGACGTCACGATCGGCGAGCGGAGATTTCGGATAGACCTAGTTCCTGCCGACGTCGGCAATTGGATCGTGCTCCAGATCGGCAGCGGAAAGATCATCCAGGAGGACGTATTCGCGAAGATCCAGAGCCATCTCCTGAGCCGTTGCTCGATCTATCATGATGACGAGACGCCGGTCCGGATCTATCAAGACGGTAAATGGACTGACCCCAAGCTCGGTCTCCAGTATGACCTCATCACCGTCAACGACCTGATGACAGAGGCCATGGCTTTTAACTTCGACCCTTTTTTCGCCGAGATGCAGCGCCGCAATCCGGCAGCCTTCAAAGGCGGCGAAGCAGCCTCGGCTACACTCCAGTTAACTTCCCAGACCACCTGAGTCCATACCTCTGGAGGCCGGTCGTGGCTGGCCTCTGGAGGCAAAGCGAACTCAGCCTCTACTCCATCCACGATCTCTATGATGTAAACCTCGTCATAGACGTGCTCGAAGAGAACCGCTGGCGCGCAGCGGATGCCGCAAGGCAGAAGAAATAATAAGTGAAGAACGTAATCCAGGAATATCTCGTCAAGATCGGCTTCGATTCAGACGACCCGTCTCTGCGAAAGATGACGGGTACGCTCGAACACGTCGACAAGTCCGTCACCTCTCACACCGGAGGCATGACGAAGAGAATCCTGGAGTTCCAAGGTACGATCGTCGGAGCATTCACCTCCGTCTCCGCGGCGATCATCGGTACGGTCGATAAGGTCGCCATGGCCGATCAATCATACCGGCTCCTCGGCCTCCGGATGTTGATGACGACGGACAGCGCGCGCAAGATGGACATGATCACCAAGGCTCTCAGAGCAGACCTTGCGGAGATCGTGTGGGACCCGGAGCTTCATGCGCGAGCAGTTCAGATGGCTCAAGATATCGATCGGTGGAAGGAGTCTCTCGGAGGAGACTTTGAGGAGAAGATGCGCGGACTCCGCGATATCCGATTCGAGATCTCCCGGCTTTCTATAGCTGCCAAGTTCCTCTCGATGAGCTTCGTATCTCACCTTGCCGAGAGACTAGGTATCGGAGACCTGGGAGCGAAGCTCCGTCAGTTCGTCGACGGATTAGATCCGGAGAAGATCAGCAAGTTTGCCGATATGCTCGCCTCTTATGCCGTTCCGGCACTGAAGGCGACGTGGACCATGATCACGCAGATGGTCGAGGTGCTGAAGTCTGCCGGATTGATGTTCACGAATTTCGTTGGCCTCCTCTCCGGAGACCGATCGATTCAAGGAGCCGAGTTCAGCTTCGAGCACTTGGCTGGGGCTATCGCTCACGTCGGCTCGTGGATGTCTCGGCTGTTCGGATGGATCGCTCACGCAGAGGAGATGCTAGCTCACTTCGCTTCCGCGCTATCTCTGACCTTATCCGGAAAATTCGGAGAAGCCGCCACAGAATTCAAGGCCGGTCTAAAGGACTTGACCGGTGGAAGCGGCTTACTCACCGGGATGGTGGGAGGAGCGGGAATCGGAGGATTGATCGGAACTCTTCACGGAGGAGCGGCCGGAGCAGCGGCTGGAGCCTTCTTGGGGCCTCCTGGAGCGATCGTAGGGGGACTCATAGGAGCAGGGACCGAGGCGACGGTTGGAACTGTTGCCGGGAGTGCTATCGGAGCCGGAATCGGAGCAGCTCTCGGAAAATTAAGGAAATGGTCCGGCATCGGCTCTACCGAGCAGCAACCCTCCCCAAGCCAGTCTTCAGTGGCTCCGGCCATCAAGCCTGCTCCGACCGTTCCGACTCCGGTAATATCCGGACCGCCGCAGCTGGAATCTCCGACCTTTCGCATCCTCGTTGCTCCTCCGGAGCAGCCGACAGCCGTTAAAAGTACTCCGGTTGAGCCGGAGAGGACGTATACGGCTGCGGAAGCCGTGCGGACCTCCGGAACTACGGACGGTCTGGTCGATCGAATATCGGCTGCTATAACGCGGTACGAAGCCGGTACGAAGCCGAATCCGATCAGTATCAGGAACAACAATCCTGGGAATCTGCGGCCTTGGTGGAAAGGCTCCGGTCCGTTCCCCGTCGACGAGCACGGCTTCATCAAGTTTCCGGATTGGGATACCGGCATGCGCTACCTGCGAAAGCAGGTCGAACTCAACGCATCACGAGGACTGACTCTGCGTGAGTTTTTCGGAGGAAAACGAGGCGTCTATTCGGGATATGCTCCGGCCGCTGACCGGAACAAGCCGGAGACGTACGCAGCTACGGTCGGAGATTGGGTCGGCATAGACGTTAATACTCCGCTTAACCGTCTGATGAACTCATACTCTTCGGGCCTCGAAGCCTCACGTGCTCCGGCTCAAAAGATCTCTCAGTCTCCGATCGCCGCATCCTCTTTCGTCGCTCCAGACGATCGCCGAAATATTCAAGGTCCTAGCCCGATTCCGGCCCTGGATAGAGATTGGAGGTCCGTCATGGAAGACTTCCAGAGGCCGATCCCCTCATCATCTAATTCGAACGTTTCGAATAACCGTCAGGAGGTCCACGTGGACGTCGGCGGAATCCACATAATGAATCCTGGCGCAAATCCGGCTGAGATCAGCCGCGCCGTCGAGGATGGAGTGAAGCGTGCCTTAGACGGCCAGCTTTTGTCGGACATGACGCAGCTCTCTCCTCAGTTCTAGGACAAAATCCCGATGGGAACTCCTTCCGTAACGGCTCTCTCGGCATTCAGCCAAATCTATTACGCAAGCGGCTCTGGGTTTGCGAACTCTATTCTCGGAGCGTTCGCATATCGTCCTCCGCAATGGGTTAAGTCTCAACCGGCTCTAGTTATGACGGTAGCCGATCAGACCTCCGGAACCATAACGGCCTACGTCTTCGACGGCACTGAGAGAGCGGAGCATGAGCAGAGAGCCGTCATCACCCAGAATCCGATTCAGACCGGCGCGTCTCTCTCAGACCACATGTACACCCTTCCTCCGGTCGTCACCGCCAACATCCTGATGAGCGACTGTATGCAGTCCTTCATCGCTGGACAGTTCGCTTCCGGTCCGTCAAGGAGCGTATCGGCATACCAAACTCTCGTCGATCTTCAGCAGAATCGGAAGCCGGTCTCGATCTCCACGCGGTTGAAGCAATACGACAATATGATGATCTCTTCGATCATCACGGAAGAGACGAAGGATACCCTCTATGGACTGAGGGCGACGGTCACTTTCCAGAAAATCCTCACGGCCTCAATCGAGATCGTATCCTCGACGGTAAACTTCAACGTCAACCCTCTCACTTCCGAATTTCCGCAGCAGACCGGAGCCACGATCGGAGGTCAAGCGCAATCGACTCAGGTTCCGACTGGGATCTTCAACCAGAACAACGTATCGGGTTTGCTCGCGACAACGTTGGCATCCGTTCCGAAGGTTCCGGGAGCCGGAGTATGGACGAGCACCGGTAGCGGAGTTCTCACGCAAATGGTGTCTGGATTGGGACACTAATGTCGGCTCAACTCGTCCCGCTCACCATCGCTCCAAACCAGAGTTTTCCGGTGAGCCTCAGCGTCAACGGAAACGTAATCATCCTGAATCTCAAGTTGAGATATAACAGCCAGGGTCAGTTCTGGACCCTCGACATCGCGGACAGGCTGAACAATGCTCTCATCTCCTCGGTGCCTCTAATCACTGGAGTGTGGCCCTCCGGTAATATCCTCGGTCCGTTCGAGTACATGCAGATCGGCTCGGCATTCATCATAAACGCGAACGGAGCGCTCACCGATTGGCCGGACGACTCTAACCTCGGGAGCGGATTCGTCCTGCTCTGGGATGACAATTAACCCATGGCTTCTCCGGCTCAACCATCTCCGGCCCAGGCTGTTCCGTTCTTCGGCCGCGCTTGGTCGATCGGAATCGATACTGCTGACGGTAGCCATTACGTGGTTCGCAGCTCCGTCGGAAAGGGGGAAGACCCTCTCCGCGTCAGGTTCTCGGTGAACACCTTCATGCTTCTTGCGTACTGGACCGCCGATGTGACGATCTATAACATGAGGTCGGACGTTGCGCAGAGCATCATAAGCCAGGGATCTATCGATCTCCAAAACTTTTGGAAGTATAACCAGAACGTCCAATTGGGGGACTCTCTGACGTTGAGTGCTGGTTATAGCGGAGACTCCGGAACGACCTTCGATGCGGATGCCAATCTTCTCTTCTCCGGGCAGGTCATCCAGCCTGTGTGGACGAGGGAGAGGGTTGTCGATTTCTGCTTGACGCTTCGCTGCGTCACCGGTCTCCTTCAGGATGCCTTCAACTATGCCAGTTTCCCTCTCTCTAAGGGAGCGACTGCTTACGACACGGTAACGAAGCTCTGCAACCAGTGCAGCATTTCTCAAGAAAATATCGATCCGGCCTCGAAGGCCGCTCTTACTCAGTCCAAGGCACCTCGCGGACAAGTCGTATTCGGTCGTCCATACGAGACCATCCGCCAGATCGCGAAGCAGAATAACCTCTCCGCATGGATAAGTCCGAACGGGCTGAACATTAGATCATTTGATCCGAAGAAGCCACCTCCAGATCCGGACTATGCGTATGGACCGGCAAATTTAAGCGGAGCCTATACGACGTCCGGAACCCAACAGGGAATCGTGAAGAATACACTGCTCGGAACTCCGGAGCAGACTCAGAATGGCGTGATCTTTCGAGTTGAGCTTGACTCCTCCGTCAAGATCGGAGACACGGTTCAGCTGGCTCCTGGAACTCTCATAAGCCCGTTTCCGGTTCAGATCGGAGCATTGCCTCCGGTGCCGAGCCGAAATGGAATTTACGTCGTAGCTGGCGTCAAGCATTCCGGTGATTCGAGGGGACGTGGAGATGATTGGGTGACGGAGATAACCGGAGTTACGATGGACTTCTTCGCAGATTTCTTACAGGCGCACAATGGGTAGCGGAAATTTTGGACTCGGACTAGATCAGAGGCTCTTGCCTTCGATCGCACGTTCTCAACGATTCTTAGATTCCCTCCTTCAAGCCATGAGGTGTGCGGTTCCGGCGATCGTCCAGTCTTTCTCGGCCGGACCTCCGGCGACGGTATCGGTAGTCATCGCGACGAATGAATTGGTCACGAAGGCATTAGATGACGATCCGTTCTCGGTGCAGAGCGAGGCTCTTCAGATTCCGGTTCTTACGGACGTTCCCATTTTGATTCCCTCTGCTGGAGGCTTCAGCTTTACGGTTCCGATAACGCAGGGTGACGAGGTTCTGCTAGTATTCTCAGATACGGAGATCGACTCGTGGCTTCAATCCGGAGGAATGAATAACCATCCGACGTCCCAGAGAAGGCATAATCTTTCAGACGCCGTCGCAATAGTCGGATTGAGATCTGCTCCGCGAGCGCTCTCCTCCTACTCAACCACTTCTGCACAGGTGAGGAGCGACGACGGCACGGTGGTAATCGACCTTAAGCCGGATCAGATCTCTGTAACAGCCCCCACGGTGCTTGTGACCGGGAGCACGACCGTTACGATCTCGGGAAACAACACTACCTCGATCGACGGTAAAGATTTTCTTCTCCACAAGCACAGCGGAGTTGCGGCCGGTTTAGCGACGACCGGGCCGGTGGTATAAATGGCGACGATCATCGTGAGAGCGCTCGACAAAAACGGAGATCCACTCCGCGGTAACGGGCTTGCCAACTTCGTTTCAGATTCCGATGCTATAGCGCAGATCATCTCGACTCGGCTCCAGCTTCTCCAGGGCGAATGGTTTGAGAACACGGCCGACGGAACTCCGTTGTTTCAGCAACTTCTCGGACACCCGATCACGTCGGAAGCCGTCGCTCTGATTCTCCGGACGCGCATCCTCGGTACGCCGTACGTAACCGAAATCTCGAACATCTCAGTTCAGTATGGGAGGGCGAGGAGAACATTCGCTTTCTCTGCTCTCGTTCAAACACAGTTCGGTCTCGTAAGCGTAACGAATCAGATTCCATCATTGACGAATTCGTGAAAAGCTAATGAGCTACGTTCCTCCCGCAATCGGCTCGTCCGGCCTGACGATTCCGCAATATACAGAAGTCCGCGACAACTTGGTCGCGTCATTTCTGTCCATATTCGGATCAGCCTCATACCTCGGTAATGACTCGCTCGACTACCAAGATATTGCCGTCAGGGCCAAGGCTATATCGGACGTCCTCCAGGCTCTTCAGGCCGTCTATCTCTCGTATAATCCGCAGACGGCGATCGGAACGAACCTCGATCTTATCGGCCGATTGATAGGAACTCCGCGAAAGGGGGCGTCGTTCTCAACCGTCGTTCTGACGCTCTCTGGGACTGCCGGTTCAGTGATCACGAACGGGATCGCGAAGGACATAAGCGGACAATTCTGGGACCTTCCATCATCGGTGGTGATCGGTGGAGGAGGGACGGCGACGGCAACCGCGACGGCTCAGAACATCGGAAACGTCACGGCCAACATCGGAGACGTTCAGATCATCGCGACTCCGACTCTCGGATGGACGAGCGTCACGAACGCGGTTCCGGCCGTGGTCGGATTGCCGGTTGAGCCGGACTCGACCTATCGAGCGCGCCTGCTGATCTCTCAGGCCGAGCCTTCGCTTACGCTTTTGGCTGGCTCCGTCGCTGGAGTAGCAGCCGTTCCTGGAGTAACGCGCTCCGTCGTATACGAGAATCCGCAAGGGTTCACGGCAAGCTCCGGACTATGCAGTACCTCCGGAACGTCCGTAACCGGCTTGACCGGCTATCCAACCGATTCTTCCGACGATGCGCAGAGTATAACGATCAGCGGAGTATCGTACACGATATCTGCGGCCTCCGGATCATCTCTTACGCTCACGTCATCCGCTGGCACTCAGACATTAGTTCCGTACTCGATCGGATCGGCTGGAACACTCGGACCGGCTCACTCGATAACAGCCGTAGTCGAGGGAGGAGCATCCTCAGCGGTCGCTCAAGCGATCTACAATAATCGCGGAATCGGTTGCCTCACCAATGGGACGACGAGCGTGACCGTCACTGATCCTCTGAATCCGGCCATAACGATGGTGATCTCTTTCGACGTGGTGGCCTATCTACCGATATGGGTTCAGATCCTCGTCCATCCACTTCCCGGATTCACGAGCGCTACTCAAGCAGCCATTGCTCAGGACGTAGTGAACTATCTAAATTCGCTTAGTATTGGTGAGAATGTCGTCTTCAGTGAGGTATACGGCTCCTGCTTGAATGCTCGACCGAACCCTACCGTTCCTCTTTTTTCGATCCGCGGCTTCGGCGTCTCCGCGATGGTCGTGGAGACGACCGGCACACTCAACGGAACGACGGCTGTTACGCTCGCGAGCGGAACCTCTACGGCAAATGGTCAGATCGTCTCCGGCAACGGGATCGTTCCCGGAACGACGGTCGCATCCGGAGGAGGAACGACGTCAATCGTGTTGAGTGCGGCGGCAACGATAACGGCCTCCGGAGTTCCGCTTCAATTCTTCACTCCTCTCGGAGTCATAGACATATCAATGCCATTTAACTCGGCAGCGCAAGGAACTCTTCTCAACACGTTGGTGTCGACTACGTAAACGCTTAATCTGGAGAAACGATCATCATGGGCAACACGCAACTTGCAGACGCGTCCGCGAATGCCGGAGTTAATGCTCTCGCAGCTCTCGCGAATAGCGGCTTTCTGAAGATCTACACCGGACCGCAACCGGCAAACGGAAACACGGCGATAACGACGCAGACGCTCCTCGCATCGCTCGCTTTATCCGCGACCGCATTCGGCTCTGCTGCGGCTGGAGTCGCGACGGCAAATGCGATTACGAATGCCGTAGCTGCGGCCACCGGAGCTGCCGCGTGGTTCCGAGTATTTAAGTCGGACGGCACGACGGCCTTATGGGACGGAAACGTCTCAACGTCGGGCGCGAACTTGAACCTCAACTCAACCTCTATCCAGTCCGGAGCTACGGTCTCGGTGACGTCGTTCACGTTCACGCTTCTCGAAGCCGGGAGTTAATACCCTTAAGATCCCATGTCATCTCAAACGTGGAGTGCGGCCGGAAGTTATACCTGGACCTGTCCGTCCGGCGTGACTCACGTTCAGGTAGAGTGTTGGGGTCCGGGAGGAAACGGAGGAAACTTTCAGTTAGTCGGAGGCGTCGGTCCGCTTGGTTTCGGTGGTGGAGGTGGTGGAGGTGGTGGATATGCAAAGGTCAATGCGGCTTCAGTGGTTCCCGGTACCGTTTACTCTGTGTTCGTTGCCGGAGCCGGTAGCGGCCAACAGACCTCGTTTGCCTCGACCGTCTGCATAGGAGATTTCGGCCTCGTTGGACAAATCGGAACCGATAACAATCCGGACGGAGGTTTCGGAGGTTCCGGGGGAACGAACAATACCGGAGACTCTACGATCAACGGAGCCTCTGGAACGAACGGAGGAGGCCGCGGACAATGGGGCACCGGTAATCAACAAGGAGGAAACGGAGGAGCTGGAGGCAATGGAGGTAATGGAGGAGCCGGAGGCGGAACTCTCGGAACGAATACCCCGCAACCCGGTGTATCTCCCGGTGGCGGAGGTGGCGGTGGCGATGCTGATTTCAGTACCCTCGGAGCCTCCGGTTCAGACGGACAGATAACGCTTACATGGACCCAGGTATTCTCAGGTCCAGCCTCCTCGACCACAGCTTCGCAGACTTCTGGTTCTGGCCAAGAGATCTTCGCTGGAGCCGCGGACTCACGGACGTCTACTGCCGTTGTCGCGTCTGGCCAAGAGACGTTCTCCGGAACGGTTCATAGCGTTGCCTTAGTTCAGACTTCCGGCTCTGGAGGTATACCTGGGTTGGTGTTGGGAGCGGGAGGATCAACTATTTCTTGTTCATCCTCTGGAACCGGGACGTACACTTCGCTCGCGATATCAGGAACGGGAGCGAGCAGTATATCACCGTCCCAATCAGGAGTCGGGAGAAGTTCGAACCTTTCTCGGTGGATCGACCTCATAACATCGGAGTATCAGATTGCCAGCTCCTAAAAATATCGCGTGGCTCGCTGCGAACCTCCAGCCATTGGACGACATCCTAAATTGCCTGCTCCAATTTCCGGCTGCGTTCGACATCAATACAGCTATCGGAGTTCAACTCGACACGATAGGTGTGATCGTCGGACAGTCACGCACGGTGGGATTCCAGCCGAGCGGATCGGTCAGTCCGACTCTCGATGATCCTACGTACCGTCTACTTCTCCGAGCAAGGATTTATCAGAATCACTGGACCGGTAAGATGGACGCCCTCCTCAACATCTGGAGGAATCTATTCCCAGGAGGAACGCTCATCGTCAACGATCACCAGGACATGACGGTTGCGATCTTCGTTGCCGGATCATTCAGCTCGATCATTCAGGACCTAATTCTGAATGGCTATATCATTCCTCGTCCTCAGGGAGTCCTCTACACGATAACGATGGCAACGCTTCCGATGCTCGGATTCGATCGCAACGATGCCTACGTTGCCGGTTGGGACACCGGAAAGTACATCTAGTATGTCATCTAATTTTTTGCAGTGGAATCCGACGGCGGCGAATCAGGAGAGCGACTCGACGTACAACGCAGACGCGCTAAGAACCGGAGGGGCGACGACCGGAGCGATCCTGCCGTCTAATCTCGACAACAAGTTCCGCTTCCAGACCTCCACATTCGTCGCCGCTCTCGCTCAGGCTCTGGCGAACAAGGGCTATAACCTGTCCGACGCCGTCTTCTCGACACTCGTCACCGTCCTCTCAAACATAAAGACGTCGGCTGATTTTCCGGCCTCTCAGATTCTCGTTCCCTATGCCACGTCGATGGTGTTCGACGCAGCCCAGTCGTTTCAGTTCGTCGTAGCGCTTACCGGGAACGTGTCCGCCGCGTCTCTAATAAATATAGCCGTCGGGCAGCAGTTGCTCTTCATCTGGGAGCAGGATGGCGTCGGCTCCAGAACGTTTCCCACGATGACGGCATCTGGATATACCTGGGTCGGCCAGGGAGCTATCTGCCCGATCGCGAGCAGCGTCAGCCTCCAATTCTTTGACGTCGTCTCAGGAACCGGCCTCGAAGGTCCGCTGATCATTCCGATAACACCTATGATGTGGCTTTCCGGAGGCGGCATCATCACGCTCACCGATACGTCCGTCATATCGACGAGCGTTAGCGGAACGGTCGCGTCTGGGTTCCGAGAGATCACGGAGAAGGTAGATGCGAGCGGCGGTACCGTCACAAGGACGTTCTTTTCGGCGAATCCATCGCGCACTGGCGTGAAGATCAATATAAAGAAGATGGACTCATCGCAAAATGCCGTGGTGCCGACAGCGGCAGGCGGACAGTTCATCGACGGAGCGTTCGCAAACTTCCCGATCTCCGTCCAGTACAATTCTCTCACGTTCCAATGCGACGGTTCCGGCTGGATTCTGATTTGAGGATAACGTCATGAGCTTCATAACCGGCAAGACTCCGAAGCAACAAATTTTCGCCACGAGTGGCACGTTCATTCCCTCGACGGCTCTCCTGATCAATTCTCAGGGTTGGATAGAGGTAACGGTCGTAGGAGGAGGAGGAGGAGGAGGAGGAGCGAGCGGCTCGTTTCCCGGAGGAGGAGGCGGCGGTGGACAGTACTCTCGCAAGAAGGTCCAGATAGCCGGAAATATCACCGTCACGATCGGTGCCGGAGGAGCCGGAGGAACTGGAGGGGGATCTACACCGACTGCAACTCAGGGAACTCAGGGCGGCACGAGTTCGTTCGGAGCCTTCGTCTCGTCCACCGGAGGTTTTCCGGGAAGCGCTGCCACCAATAGTCCGTCAGTCCTCAACGGTGCTGGCGGAAACTGCGGAGACGGAAGCGGCGGGCTGATCTGCCCCGGAGCTTCAGGAGGAGCGGTTTCCGGTGGTGGAGGAGGAGCCGGAGGAGCCGCCTCAACTCCCATCGGTAACGTCGGATCTGCGGGAGGTCCTGGAATAGCCGGAGTCGCTGGAGGAGGAGGCGGAGGAGCCGGAGCAGCCCCCGGTCCTGGAAGCTCGGGAGGCGGCGGCGGAGGTGCTAACAGCCTCTCGGGCGGAACCAACGCCAATCCTAATAGCGGTTCCGGCGGAGGAGGAGCCGGAGGGCCAGGGACCGCGAACGGAGGAAGCGGAGGAAGCGGCGTGGTTATCATCGATTGGTGGGAGTGACGATGTACGCCATAATTCAGAATGGAGAAGTCGAGAACGTTATCGTAGCTGCTAGCATAGTAGCCGGAGAATTATATCCGGGATCAGTCAGGATCGATGATTTGAATCCGATTCCTGGAATTGGATGGACGTATTCGGGCGGAACTTTCTCTCCGCCTTAAGGGACCTTTCCCACCTTTGATTTAAAAAAGGAACGTGAACATGAAACGCTCTTTAGGGTTATGGGTTCTATTTGCGCTTTCGTTGCCTCTGTTCTCTCAGCCGATTCAGCAACAGGTATTCCAGGAGACAGACGCCCCGAAGCTCTCTCCTTCTCAGGGCTTCTCAATTTGCTGGTTCGACAACGCTGATCACCAATTCGAGTGCATAAATTGGGCAGGGACCGTCGTTAAGCTCGGTTCTGGGTATTCTTACGTGGGAACCTTTGCGGAGCGTCCTACGAGTCCCGCAACCAACTCTACGGCGCTGTTTACGGACGCAACCGTCACTGGAGCTTGTCCTCCGACCGGCGGAGGGTCGAATTTCTCGATCTGTGCATGGAGCGGATCGGCTTGGGTTCAGGTGGCTTCCGGATCTTCGTCGGGATCAGCGAACGTAACGGCTACTTGCAACGGAACGACGACGTCATGTGCTGTTACGATCTCGTCTCTTAACTTGACGGTGTTTGATCCTGCTCTAGCTCAGTGCCATACCGGATCGGCCTTCGTTCCGCTTACAGGGTACTCTACTACTGGATCGTCTCCTATAACGAGCGTTGCGTTAACCTACAGCAGCACGGTGGGCCCGGTAATCTGCGCCGTCAACAGTAGCGGCGCGACAGGTCCTGCTGGTGCCGCTGGTGCCACTGGAGCGGCCGGACCGACAGGAGCAACGGGCGCTACCGGCGCGACTGGCCCAGCTGGTCCTACCGGAGCAACGGGAGTCGCCGGTCCTACGGGCGCAACAGGCTCAGCGGGCACGGCTGGACCTACCGGCGCAACTGGCGCGACCGGACCTGCTGGAGCCACAGGACCAGCAGGACCAACCGGAGCGACGGGAGCTACCGGAGCAACTGGCGCGACTGGGCCTGCGGGGTCAAGCGCATTTAGTGCTCTGACGAGTTC